AGAAATCATAGACGGGCTGGAACAACAGAGGGGCGATAAAAACACCGCTCCAGCAAGCGGAGAAAAGCAAAGGCTTATTTCCCTTGCGCAGACAAAATTAGAGGAGGCGTGTATGTTTGCTGTAAAAGCTATGTATGCTGAGTAATCCTCAAAACCCTTCCGCACAGGCAGGCACCGATGTTCGAGCCATCGGGCGGAACAAAAGATAATTTTAAGAAAAAATTAAAGTGTAAAATGACAAAGAAACAAATTATTGAGCTGATATTAAATACAGCAGGTTTTGAATTAAAAGAATATGAAATTATTAGAGCAGGTTCATTAACAGGATATGAAGGAACGGCTTATGATGGAAAAGGAGGGTTTATAGATTTCGCAACAGACTCATTTGAAGATGCAATAAGAGAAATATTAGAAGATATCTATAATACCAGAAATGTTGAATTTAATACAATATTAAAGTAATGGAAATCCTAAAAATGTTTGCCCTTGTGGTATTGCAGAATGCGAGTTTTACCCTTGTGAGCAGGGCAAGAAACAGTAGCAGCTTGATGTATCACACTATTGCCAGTGTGCTGAGTAACGGAGTCTGGCTCCTTGTGATTAGAAAGGTAGTACAGAATTTTGACAGTATAGATATGATGCTTACTTATCTTGTAGGCTCAGTTGTCGGAAGTGTTTTAATGCACTATGTATCAATGAAATATTTTGAAAATAATAATAAAAAATAAAGAAAAATGGCAACACTTAATGAACTGAAAATGCTTTTTTCTAATCGTTCGGTATCTGATGTAGCAATAGAAATCAGCGGATTTACAGGTTTTAGAACTACACTTATAGATGAACTTACACAGGAAGAAATCAATAAGCTTTACAGAATACATACTGCTAAATTTATTGATAATGAAGCTGAAAAAAGATATTGGATAAGCTGTATCTTGTCTATTGCTACCAAAGAAGGTCTGCATTATCCTGTAATGATAGAGAAAAACGGCAGAATGATACAGGATGACTGGCATAAATTCAATACTTGGATGCTGACAAAAAGTACAGTACATAAATTACTTTTTTTGTGCAGTCTAGAAGAATTGAAAGCAGTACACCAGCAACTCTGCAAACTTAGAGACAATAACGAAAAATCATCACAAAAACCATTTAATAAAGCTTGGATGAGAAAGGCAATTAGAAATAAAAATTTGAACTAATATGATAAATACAATTAAAATTAAGGTAGATTACAATCAACTATGTGTTATCAATTCTCTAATGCAGGAACTTGATAACATCAAGTTTGAAGAACAACCGCAACATTTGAAAAGCATCGTAGCGATTTGTTTAGAGCTTAGAGAAAAACTCCTGCATAAGGCTATCAATTCACGAAATAATAAAAAGCCTTTTAATTTTACTATGAAGTATTATTTTGCAGATGCTCTTTACCGCTATCTTACAGAATATTCTATTTATTGGCAGGTTGCCTCTGGAAGTTATGAAGAAAACGCATTTTTAATCATCAGAAATCAGTTACACCAACAGCTATTGTAAAATGGAAAGTATTTATAAGATAGAAGCCAAAAAGCCCAGCGGGCGGTATGTTTTAGCAGTCTACCACAATCAAATTTTAAGAGAAATAAAGTTTTATGGGGAAGGCTGGACAGATGTAATGATAAAGGGAATGTTTAGTCTGGTAGCTGTTACAGAAGATTTAGCCAAAACCACAGAAGAAAGCAAAGTTATTTATACTAAAATCTGACGATTATACTTATTACTTTTTATTCAAAAATGCCAATTTGTAAAAGAATTGGCGTTTTTTTATTTTTGCATTATGCAGAAGATAAAACAACCCAAACGCCTTTCTACACAGCGCCACTATGAAGCTGTCCGTACAGAATACCGCCGTCTTTCGGAGATTATGGAGTACGGAAAGCCCAAGTACAGTACGGAGCGTATTTTAGCGGAATTAGCACATCGTTTTTTCAAATCTGAAAAGACAATAGAGAATATAGTGTTTAACAGGGTTTAAGGGATTATAACAAATTCGTTGTCTCCCATATCATTTACCAATTGTGCTGTCACTACTCTTTCCTCCATTTCTTTCATTGCTCCTGTATCCTGCATAATACAGCTGAAAGAAATTCGGTACAGATTTCCAGCACCTCCTGTATCTTCTGGAGCAAAACCAATTCTTCTCATGGCTGAAAAATTCTTACCGCTCAATCCATGAAAGGTGGTATGTAGTTCATCCATTGAGTGTAAAAATTCTAATGCTGATTCTTGATTGAAGGCTCCATTATAGGTATCAGCAAAGGTTTCGTAAAATAGATAAAAATCTACCTGTAAATTGATTTCTTGCTGCAACATCCCCAAATCCTGCGTTCCTAATGTTCTAAAAGAAAGAAATACGGCAGGGGTTCTAAATGGATGTTCATCTTGCAGGAAATTCACCTGATTGTGCCAAAGGTCTATCCAGAGAATTTCCGGCATTTTATCCTGTAAAATTTCTGTCAGTTCTTTATAAAGGTTTGTCCAGTTTTCCATAATTATTGATTAGGCATTTTTTTGAATTTCTCAAATATTATTCTTTTCAGTTCTTTGTCTAAGTTAGACATCAGTGCAGCACTTTCCCCCATAAACTTTCTTTGAGGAAATTTTAAGGTAATACTGTCTTTCTTGGTAAGAGCCATGTATTTCCATTTATTATCATTTGTTTTTTTAAACATTGCCCAGAAATATTTTCTCATTCTTTGAGTAACAGGGACATGAATTATTCCGCCCTCATTATGGATTTTAGCATAAGGAGCGTAGGAACCGAAGGTAATATAATTACTGCCTTTATCGGCTGTTTCTATACTGTCTTTAAGAAATCCTGTAGCATTGAGCAGTTTTCCTCCTGGTCTGTAATCTGGAGAAACTCTATCATCCCATTTTTGGAAATTCCTGTCAGTGAATCCACCTTTATCAAAAGAGCTTCTAAAAAAGGCTATGGCTTCTACCTCTGAAACAATATAAATAGCTTCGGTAATTTCCTTTGCTAATTTCTTGAAATCAGGTACTTTAAAATCATTTTTAGACATCTTTAAATAAAATTTAAAGGTTATTTATTTGCATTTTAAAAACTTTTGTATATTTGCATTGCGGGAGGCGAGAAATCTCCTACCGCTACCACAACAAATCCCTGACTTTGGTTAGGGATTTGTTGATTTTAGACTTTCCAATTTTTTAATAATGGAAATATAATCGTCTAATAATTCATCTTTTGTAAAGGAAATAGCCTTGTTTCCATTGACAAAATAGATTTCGTGTAACCAGTCTTTATCCTTAAAATTCATTATTTTGCCTTTTAAATTTTTAGTAATTTCATTCGCTTTCCAATCCTTAAAATTAGTAACATCATATACAATACTATGGTTTCCTTGTTTTTTAGCTGTTTCTAAATTACTTTTAATACTAGTGTATGATGACACTTCTTTTCGGTCAGCAATTTTTCCGTTTATTTCATATTCTGGGTTTTTGTGTCCTTTTACAATATTACTATCAATATGCGCCCTAATTTTCACATCCGTTTTTAATTTATCGACAATAACCATGGCGGTTTCTACATTGTTTACCAAGTCATTTTCATCAGCAAAAGGACTGACGAATACCTTTTTCTTATGTTTTCCATGATAAGCGGTGTCCATAGGCATGTTGTATTTCATCAGTTCGGCATTTATTTTGGCTTTGTGGTCTTTATTAAGCAGTTTGAAAAAAGAGCCTTTAGAGGTAAAAATTTCTTCATCTACAGCAACATTTCCTCTAAATTCAGGCAGTACACTTTCGTCTTCAAATTCTCCCTGTGAAACCTTTTCTGCGGTATTCATTACGGTACATCTACACCGCCAGCCATTCGGCGGATAGTAAGTTTTCCAAAATGGATCATCTATGGGTTTTACTATTCCGTTAAGTGCTTCATGCTCTGGACGAACCCTGCTGTCCCCTACGGTTCTATAAACAAGGTTGGGGTAATATTCTCTCTGTTCTTGAAATTTTGTCCATAAGTGAGACATTTGGGCTCCACGCTTGGCTGTTTGGTACTCGGCATTAAGATAATTTCTATTAAACTGAAAATTCATTTTCTGCAGGTCTTGCTTAAACTGATATTCGGGCTTAATTCTTCCGTTTTTATCTAAAATAAGGCTGTTTATCATTTCTAGTTCTGCCAAGGTCTTTGCAGAAGAAAACTGCCAAAGGTTCTTTTTGAATTTCTGGATAAGACTGCTGGGTTCTTTATAATCATAATCTACCCATTTTTTGCCAAACTCTTTTTTCACTGGTTGAGATATATCCTTGTAAATCTGCTCTATCAAATCAGGACTTAAATCAGAGGGG